CTCCTTATACTCTTTTATTATATAAAAAAATGAATAATACAAAACTTTTTTATTAATTTCATAAAAGTATTTCCTCCATCACTTTCATCAAATAAAAATAGTAACAAAATTAAAAAATAGAGATATTAAAGGTTGTATACATATAGTATGCTCATGTGAAACTATATTCTTACAATGATTATATGACACCTGATAAGAAAAGAAAAAAGTTTAGAAAAATAATTTTTAATAAAAAGAAAGGAGAGCGATTAAATGAACGAGTTAACAGCAGTAACACAAATGACTTCATTAGAAGTTGCAGAAGTAACAGGCAAAAGACATGACCAAATATTAAGAGATATAAGAGATGAGAAAGAAAAGCTTATATCTCAAGGAATTTTTGCCGACCACATTTTTGTGGAGGGCGAATATATTGATAAAAATAATCAAAGAAGACCAATGTATATCTTAACAAGAGAAGGAGTTTTACAGTTAGCAGCAAGATATGATGCGGTAGTTAGATTTAAGCTGATAGAAAAGGTTAGTCAACCAATTAAGTCTTTATCCCCAGCACAACAACTATTAGCACAGGCTCAAATGCTTGTTGAAATGGATAACAGAGTTGGAGCAGTAGAACAAGGAGTAAGAAGACTTGAACATAATTACAGAAGAACAGTAACAAGTCATCAATTAACAGTTATAGCTTATGCAAATATGAAAGGTATAAGACCTGATGAATACAACAGCAGTGTTGTAGGAAGAAAAGCAACAAAGTTATGTAAGGAAAGAAATATTTTAGTAGGTAAGGTTGTGGATAGTAGATATGGGCTAATAAACACATATCCTGAAGAAATTTTAGATGAAATATTTTTAAGTGAATAAAAGGAGGACTAATTATGAACGAAAATTATGGAGATGAATTAGAAAACGAAGATCTAGAAAATGAAGATGAATTAGAAAACGAAGATCTAGAAAATGATGAAGAGTTAGAAAACGGAGATCTAGAAAATGAAGAAGAGTTAGAAAAAACAGGGATGGAAAATGACGACAGAACTGATGACGAGTACGCAAATGGATATCGTAGAGAAGGTCGCACATGTGCTGACTGCATCTATAGTGACTGTGATGGAAATCAACTGTGTGATATGTTTGAACCTTGGTAAAGGAGGGCTATTATGCTAAGTAATAAGATTTTAGATAAATACTGGTCAAAACCTGAATTAAATGGTTTGAGTTTAAAAAGAGCATTAGCTATTATTCAACTAATGGAACTTTGGGAGGGAGAAAATGACTAGAAGCGAAATAGCAGCAAGAGAACTTTTGAAAGTGAATAAACGAGCATCTCTTATAGATGTAGTGAAATATAAGGCTGTATGGCTAATCTACTCATTAAAGGATATCAAATCTAAGGTCAAATGGTTAATTAACGCTATATGGAAGTTTTATAACAAATATGTAGAGTTATATGACTTTGGGGATCTATTTTGAAGGAGGATAAAAAATGAATTTAGAAATTATGAAAGTTGGAATTTTTAAAGGATCTAGTTATGTAATTACTCACACAGATAACGGATTTTCTAGTTGGTATTGTGGATATGTAGAAGTACCAAAAAATCACATTTACTTTGAACAACACTATGACGATATCAACGATATTGAGTGTCATGGTGGATTAACTTATAGTGGATATAGATTTAAAGATTATAAAGATAAGGCTTACTACATTGGGTTTGACACTAATCATTTTGATAGTGAGCCAATGAATAACTTAACTTTTGTAGAAAATGAATGTCTGAACATAATAGAACAACTAATTAAACTAAACAATTGAAAGGTGGAATTATGGAAGAAAAGATGATGTTAACAATGCCAGAAGCAGCAAAACTTACAGGAATAGGATTACAAAAATTGAAACAAATAGCAAGAGAATATGCCGATTTTCCTTACATAAAAATAGGAGTGAAGCATCTTGTTATAAAAGAAAAACTTCCTGAATGGTTTATGAAGCATAAGGGAGAAGAGCTATGAAAAAGTTAATAAAAGAAAAACATCTGCTACTCCCGACCAAAGTTGTATGACAGATGCTTTAAGAGAAAATATTTAGGTAATATTTCACCTAGATTATATCTCGAATTTATTAAAAATTCAAGGAGGAAATATGATCACTATTAATTTACTCAATCTCGTATTAAGTAAACTTCAAAACAATAATAGAAGTTATGCTGATGTAACAGAGATTTTTATTAAAGACAAATATAGAATAGATACTTACAACTTCTATAAGTGTGCAGCCAATATAAATTATGATCCAACTAGAGAACTTATAGATCCTGGATTAATTATAAAAGGAAATGATTTTATCATAGACGTGAGATTAGCAAGGGGATATGCGACAGTTTTAAATTTCATAGATTTAAAAGCACCTGAAAAAACAGTACAAATGCCATGTTTAATTTCTCATAGAGATGGAATGTATGTAGGTGATTAAGTGTGGGAATAAAAGTTAATCAATTTTATAGCAATGTAGACTGCCCAAGAGAGTTTGTTTGTGCATACTGTGGAGTTCATGTTCATGTTACTGATTTTAAAGATAAAAGAGTTAAGTATTGTTCAGCTGTATGTGAGAAGCAATACTGGAGAGAAAAATCTAAACAGAATGCAGCATACAAAAAAAGAAGTCGTGAAAAAGTCCTTGGACTTAGAAATTACAGTGCAAAAGGTATGGCAATTAAGTTATATAGAGAGAAGAAAGAAGCTGAAGAAATGGACTGGAAGGAGAGAAAAGAATGAATACATTAAGCGATCTAAACTCAAAATTATTTGAACAAATGGATAAACTTAGTAAAGAAAATATTTCAGAAGAAGAGTTAGAGAAGGAAATTAGTAGGAGCGAAACTATGATAAAACTCGCAACTGTAATTATTAGTAACGGCGAGTTAGCTTTGAAAGCAGCAAAGTTTAAAGATGACATGATGGATGCAACAGCTAAACTACCAAAAATGTTAGAGGGATAGATTATGAAAAAATACACTGATGAAATGATTGAGTTCTTGAAAGAAGTTACTCCTCAGAAAACATATAAAGAAATAACGGAGCTTTTCAATAAAAAATTTAATCTAGATGTAACTGCAGAAATAATAAAAGGCCTTCTTAGCAGAAAAAAGATTAAAACAGGAACTCTTGGATTCTTTAAAAAAGGATCTGTTCCTTGGAACAAAGGAAAGAAAGGATATATGGGAGCCAACAAAACTTCTTTTAAAAAAGGAAATATTCCAGCAAATTGGAAGCCAGTTGGAAGCGAGAGAATTGATAAAGAAGGATATACCCTTGTTAAAATAGCTGAGCCTAAAAAATGGACTCTGAAACATAGAATAGTTTGGGAACAACATTATAAAAAGAAGATTCCAAGAGGCTCTGTAATTATCTTCGCTGATGGTAATAAAAGCAATTTAAGTATAGAAAATTTAATTTGCGTAACAAGAGAAGAGTTAAAGATTCTGAACAAATGTAGATTAATTAGCTCTGTTCCAGAGCTCACAAAAACAGGTTTAAATATAGCAAAAATAAGAATTAAATTAGCTGAGTTAAGGAAGGAGAAAAAAGAATGAATATAAAGGAATATAATTCTCAAAATGCTGGAAAACAAGCATTGGTTTTAGAAGAAAATGAAATAAAAAGTTTAATGCACTTTTCTACTATTGCTAAAAATGAAAGTGTGAATGGCTTAATAGTATCAGGAAGTTATGCTGGATTCACCGATACATACAGATTAGCAGTAATAAGAGATACAAGAGAGGAATTACCAGGAACAGATACTAAAATTTACTCTGTATCAGTATTAGAAGAACTAAAAAAAGCTAAATCTATGGCAGTTTTGAAAGATGGAAGATTAGCCATTCAAGTAAAAGATGAAGTAACAGAATATAATCCTATTCCTAATGCAAATGTACCTGATATAAAAACATTCATTAATAACTACGAATATGAAAACTATTCAAGTGGAAAAGCCATGGAAAAAATAACTGATGATATAGTCTGGAAAATGTTAAAACTAGTAGATTCATCTGACATAAAAAGATATTTCTCTTTTGAAGATGGAAAACTGATAGTAGAAGCATATCCTAATGGAAATTCAGTACTGTTGTTAGATGTTTTAGAGCTTGATAATAAAGGAGCTAAGTTAAAAACTACTCTGAATTTTAAATATATGGACTTATGGCTAAAGTATGTGAAAGATGAAAAATTTGATATTGCTTTAGCTAAAAATAATAGGAATGCTTGTCAGTTCAGAAAGGATAATCTATTTTATATAGTTATGCCTGTGGCATTGAGAGATTAAAGGAGTTGGTTAAATGTTCTTAATAGATGGAAATTATTTTGAATTAGTTTTAGAAGACGGAGATATTGCTGTTCTGTCAAACATTGTAACGGGTGAGTCTCTAACTATGAATATTAAAGAACTCTGGAATTATGCGATATGAAAGGAGGTGTTCGGTATGCTGAAAAATAAAAAGTCTGTTGTGACCACCACATCAACAACAGACAAATATACACACTTTAATGATAAGATACCACAAATTAATAAAAAATGCAAATAGGAGGATATAAAAAATGGTTAAAGTTGAATTTACAGGAAGTGTAGAAGAAGTTAGCAAAGAAATATTAGATTTTGTAAGGGGAAACTATATAAATCTAGCTGAAAATATAGCTCTCCCAAAATCAGATACACAAAAAGCAATTGGTGAAGCAATAGATAATGCTACTGCTAAAAAAGTTGAGAAAAAAGAATCTGTTGAAAAGGTAGAAGATGCTCCTGCTCAAAAACTACCTATAGCACCAGCTAAAAAAGAAGAAGCACCTGTAGCTGTAGCAACTCCTTTACCAACTAAGACAGCTGAGTATACTGCAGATGATTTACAAAGAATAGCAGCAGCTTGGGTAGCAAAAGACATTGAAAATAACAGAAAAGCTATGAAAGATTTGTTAGGTAAATTTGGAGTTAAAGCTATAACTGTTCTGCCTCAAGAAAGTTATGGAGCTTTTGTTCAAGAACTTAAAAATTTAGGAGTTGATATTTAATGGCACATGCACTATTAGGACCTTCTAGTGCATCAAGGTGGATGGCTTGTCCACCTTCTGTAAGACTCTGTGAGCAATTTGAAGATGTAGAAAGTGAATATGCAAAAGAAGGAAGCCTAGCACACGAAATAGCAGAGTTAAAAGTGAAAAAGTTAATAGATCCTGGATTAACCTCTAGGAAATTTACCTCTGCTATGAAGAAATTAAAAGACAAAGAGTTGTACCAAGAAGAAATGCAAGGTTACACAGATGAGTATGTAGAGTTTATACAAGAACAGATGTACAGCTATGAAACTACTCCACATATTTCTGTTGAACAAAAAGTAGATTTCTCGCAATATGTTCCTGGTGGATTTGGGACTGCTGACTGTATCTTAATCTCTAATGATACTTTACACATCATAGATTTTAAGTATGGAAAAGGTGTTCCTGTAAGTGTTGAAAACAATGCTCAGTTACTTCTGTATGCATTAGGGGCTTATCTCGCTTACGAAATGATATTTCCTATAGAGCACATTAAAATGTCAATCGTACAGCCAAGATTAAACAATATTTGCACTTGGGAATGTAGTCTCGATTATTTACTAACCTTTGCTAAGAAAGCACAAGAAAAAGCTGTAATGGCTTTAAATGGTGAGGGTGATTTTGAGTGTGGAGAACACTGTAAATTTTGTAAAGCTAAATCTATCTGTAAAGAGAGAGCTAAAGCTAATTTAAAACTTGCTAAGTACGAGTTTAAAGCTGCAGACCAATTATCTTTAGAAGAAATTGGAGAAATACTGGAGAAGGCTCAAGACTTAGCTAAATGGGCAGAAGATTTAAAAGAGTATGCATTAGCAGAAAGTTTAAAAGGAAATAATGTTCCTGGTTGGAAGGCTGTTAATGGTAGAGGTAGTAGAAGTTTTAAAAATACAGATGATGCTATAAAAGTACTTAAAGAAAATGGAATCGCAGAAGAACTGCTGTATGAAAGAAAGTACTTAACATTAGCTCAGATGGAAAAAGTAATAGGTAAAAAAGATTTTAATAATCTAGTTGGAGATTTAATAGTTATGAATGTAGGGAAGCCAACTCTTGTAGAAGCTTCAGATAAAAGAGAAGCTATAACAAACAAGATAAAGGCAGAAGATGAATTTAGTGCAGTTGATGATATTAATAATTTATAAAATAAAGGAGAAGTGATTTTTTATGGCAAATGATACTAGAGTAATGACAGGGAAAGTAAGATTAAGTTATGTGCATTTATTTAAACCTTATGCAGCAGAAAAAGGGCAAGAAGAAAAGTACAGTTGTACAATTCTAGTTCCAAAAACTGATGTACAAACAAAGGCAAAATTAGATGCTGCTATAAATGCTGCAATAGAAAAAGGGGTCAGCACTGTTTGGAATGGAGTAAAACCCCCAAAACCAACTATACCAATATATGATGGAGATGGAATAAGACCTTCAGATGGACAAGAGTTTGGAGAAGAATGTAAAGGGCATTGGGTATTTACAGCAAGTGCAAAAATTGATTATCAACCTGGAATAGTTGATGTAAGAGCTCAACCAATTTTAAATCAATCTGAAATATACTCAGGAATTTATGCGAGAGTATCAGTGAACTTTTTCCCTTATGCAGTAAGTGGTAAAAAAGGAATAGGTTGTGGTCTAGGTAATGTACAAAAGCTAATGGATGGAGAGCCTTTATCAGCTGTAGGAATTAAAGCAGAAAATGAATTTGATGAGGTTGAAATAGATCCAGTTACTGGAGAACCAATTCTATAAAAAACTTATAGGGAAGGCAGTGTGAGAACTGCCTTTCACTTTCAAAAAGGAGCGATTATGAGAACTTTAAATATAGATATAGAAACATTTAGCTCTGTAGACATAGGAAAATCAGGTGCTTATAAGTATGCAATGAGTGATGATTTTCAGATACTTCTATTCGCTTATTCTATTGATGGCCAAGATGTAAAAATAGTAGACCTTGCACAAGGTGAATCTATTCCTGAAGAAGTATTAGCTCTTTTAAAAGATGAAACTTGTATTAAGTATGCATACAATGCTGTCTTTGAATGGCGGTGTTTGAACATGGCTGGAATAGAAACTCCTTTGGAACAATGGCATTGTACTATGGTACATGGTCTTTATTGTGGATATACGGCTGGTCTTGCCGCAATGGGTAATGCAATGGGATTACCTCAAGATAAGAAAAAGCTAACAACAGGTAGTGCTCTTATCAGATATTTCTGTATACCTTGTAACCCTACTAAAAGTAACGGGAACAGAACTAGAAATCTACCTCAACATGCTCCAGAGAAATGGGAGTTGTTTAAAGAATACTGTATACAAGACGTAGTTACTGAAATGGAGATAGGTAGAAGATTAAGTGCCTTTCCTGTCCCTGAAAGAGAGTGGAAGCTTTGGGTGTTAGATACATTCATGAATGCATACGGAGTAAGAGTTGATAGTGAATTAGTCAATGGTGCTCTGTATATAGATGCATTATCCAGGGCTAATTTACTAGAAGAAGCAAGAGATATAACAAAGTTAGACAACCCCAATTCTACAAGTCAGTTACTAAATTGGTTAGAAGAAGCTGGAGAAGAAGTTGAGAATTTGCAAAAAGCTACAGTAGGAAAAATGGTAGATACTTTAGAAGATGGAAAAGCAAAAAGAGTATTAGAAATAAGGCAAGAATTATCTAAAACATCTGTTAAGAAATATAAAGCTATGGACGAAGCTATGTGTAAAGATGAAAGAGTAAGAGGACTATTGCAGTTCTATGGAGCCAACAGGACTGGGAGATATGCTGGAAGATTAGTTCAAGTACAGAACCTACCTCGTAACTATATAGAAACTTTAGATGTAGCTAGAGATGTTATTAAAAAAGGTGATGGTGAACTTTTAGAAATGCTTTATGGAAATATACCTGATACCTTATCACAGCTTATCAGAACAGCATTTATCCCCTCTGAGGGCAATCATTTTGTTGTGTCAGACTTCTCAGCAATAGAGGCAAGAGTTATAGCATGGCTTGCTGGAGAAGAGTGGAGAATGGAAGTGTTTAAAACTCATGGAAAAATCTATGAGGCCTCAGCATCTCAAATGTTTGGAGTGCCAATAAATACCATCGCAAAAGGTGAAGAAAACTATCATCTTAGAGCTAAAGGAAAAGTTGCAGAACTTGCACTAGGATACCAAGGTAGTGTTGGAGCTTTAACTGCTATGGGTGCAGCTGATATGGGCTTAACCGATGAAGAAATGAAAGACATTGTAGATAGATGGAGAAAATCATCAAAAAGAATTGTGGAGTTGTGGTATGCATTAGAGAATGCCTCTGTTGAAGTATTAGAGACTGGAGAACCGCAGATAGTTAAATGCGTAAAGTTAGCTAAAGAGTATGACTTTATTTATGGTCAAGACTTTTTCACAATTGAATTGCCAAGTGGTAGAAAACTTTTCTATCCAAAACCATTTTTAAAAGAAAATCAATTTGGGCAAATGCAGATGCATTACATGGGGATTAATCAAACATCTAAGAAGTGGGAAGTTATCCCAACTTATGGCGGTAAATTAACAGAAAATATTGTACAAGCTATCGCAAGAGACTGCTTAACAGAAACTTTGCTAAGAGTAAAAGATAAAGGTTGGCCAATAGTGTTCCACGTGCATGACGAGATAATACTAGATGTTCCAAAGTCTGTGGAGTTAGAAGAAGTTATAAAAACTATGACAGAAGAAATTAGTTGGGCAAAAGGATTAATATTAAATGCTGCTGGATTTACCGGTAGTTATTATATGAAAGATTAGGAGGAAATTATGCATATAGGAAGAAAAATAAAAAAATTTAGAGATGAAAATAAAATATCTCAAACAGAATTTGCTACAAAAATAGGAGTTACACAAGGCTTTTTATCACATTTAGAAAATGGAAGACTTAATGTAGAGAGTCCTACTCTTGAAAAGAAAATACTAGTTGCTATTGGAGAAACTCCAGATAGAGATTTAAAAAAGGACTTTGAAAAAGATATAGAGTTAGCAGTTGATAACGTACATTCACCAAAGCATTATATGATACCAGGTTGTAATTTTGAATGTAAAGACTTATCTGATGTTATTGTTAGAGATATGCCTAACCCTTTAGGAACTAGAATATGGAATGTGATTAAGTACCTGGTTCGTGCAGAAAAGAAAAACGGATTAGAAGATTACAACAAGGCTGTTGAGTACTTGTCCTGGATAGAAAAAGGGAATGAAGCAGATGAATATGATAACGAAAATACTTTAGAGAACATTGCTGATAAATTAAAAACAGATTGGACTACTATCATAATGGGGATATGTGAGGGCTATACAGCTAAAAAGGCTATTTTAATGAATGAGACTTTTAGGAATTTAATTGCTTTAAACATTCCTGGAGCGATTAACTGCATATCTAAAATAATAGAACTTGGATAAAAGGAGATAGCAGATGGAGAACTCGAGAAAATTAATAATATCTGAAGCAAATAACAGACACTCTAAGGAATGGGTACGAACTGAAATTACCTGGTCTGAATTTGTAGATAGATTAGGAAAACCTAAAATAACAGCTGAAACACTAGATGAGTTCTTATCTTATTCTAAAGCTAAGCAAGATGATATTAAGGACGTTGGAGGCTTTGTTGGTGGAAAATTAAAAGGGAATCTTAGAAGAAGTGAAGCTGTTGAAAGCAGGAGTTTAATTACTCTTGACTTAGATAACTTAGCTTATGAAGATGATACTAAGATTATAAAAACTCTTAATAGTTTAGGCTGTGCTTATGCAGTGTACAGCACTCGTAAGCACCAAACTACTAAACCTAGAATTAGAGTTATTTTGCCCTTAGCTGAAGATGTGTCTGCTGATGAGTATGAACCGATAGCGAGAAAGGTAGCAGAGTCTATAGGATTACGTTATTGTGATCCTACTACCTTTCAAGCTGTTAGGTTAATGTACTGGCCTAGCCATTCTACTGATAGTGATTATGTTTTTACTTATGCTGACAAGCCTATGTTAGATGGTAAGGCAGTTCTTAATATGTATGCTGATTGGAGAGATGTAACAACATGGCCAGAAGTTCCTGATGCTCAAAAGCATCATTTGTCTTTGCTGAAGCAACAAGAAAACCCTTTAGAAAAAGAGGGAATGGTAGGGGCATTCTGTAGAAGGTTCAACATTTACCAAGCAATAGATGAGTTTTTACCTGGAGTATATGAACCTTGTGATATATCTGATAGATTAACCTTTGTGGGTGGAAGTACTACTGCTGGAGCTATTGTGTATCAAGATGGACTTTTCTTATATTCTCACCATGCAACTGACCCTTGTAGTCAAAAATTAGTAAATGCTTTTGACTTAGTAAGATTACATAAATTCGGACATTTAGATATACAGGCAGATATTAAAACTCCTGTGGCCAAACTACCTTCTTGGCTGGCTATGAAAGAATGGGTATTCGCTAAGACTCCAGTCAATTCAGATTTACTTAAAGAGAGAAGGCAAAAAGCAATATCTGAATTCTCTGTCTCTAATAATCCTGATGTAGATACAGTTGAAGGTATAGTAGTTGAAGAAGATGATAGCTGGACAGCAGAACTTGTATATAACTCGAAAGATAATTCAAAAGTACTTAGTACCCTTGCTAATATAATGCTGATTTTAAGAAATGATAGAGAACTAAAATTTAAAATCTTCAAGGATATTTTCTCTTCAAGAATACTTGTAAGAAAAGATGTACCTTGGGATAGAAAATTTGAAGCTGATGATAGGTTATGGACTGATACTGATGATGCGGGTCTTAGATGGTATTTAGAAAGTAATTATGGAATCACTTCTACAAATAAAATCATTGATGGAGTTAATCTAATTGCAGAAGAAAATGCAGAAAATAAGGTTGCTAGTAGAATTCAGGCTACCTTATGGGACGGAGAAAAAAGACTAGAAACTTTATTTATAGACTACTTAGGTTGTGAAGATAATGTATACACTAGAGAAGTTTCTGAAAAATCTTTAGTCGCTGCCGCTAAAAGAGCTATATATGGTGGAATTAAATGGGATAATATGCCTATTTTAATAGGTCCGCAAGGAGTAGGTAAGAGTACTTTTTTAAAGATTCTAGGTATGGAGTGGTATAACGATAGTTTGGTTAATGTGGAAGGTAAAGATGCATGTGAGTTAATCCAAGGAAGTTGGATTCTAGAAATGGGAGAACTTAGTTCATTAAGAAAATCTGAAATGAATTTGGTAAAAAACTTCTTAAGTAGAACTGATGATGTCTTTAGAGCATCGTATGGGCGTAGAGCCCAAAAATATCCAAGAAGATGTGCCTTCTTTGGAACTGCAAATGATACTAACTTTTTAAGAGACGAAACAGGAAATAGAAGATTTTGGCCAATAGATTGTTTTATATTTAAGCCAAAAAAATCTATCTTTGATGACTTGAAAGATGAGTTAGATCAGATATGGGCTGAGGCTTGTGAACTTGCAAAAGATAAATCTTATAATTTAGTTCTATCAAAAGAAGCATTAGAATTAGCTGTAAAAGAACAGGAATTGCACTTGGAGGACAATGTATATAAGGGCATTATTTTGGATTACTTAGACAAGAAAATACCTAAAAATTGGAATACTATGGATTTATTTGCTAGAAGAACATATCTGAATGAATATGAAACTACGACTCTACAATATGATGAAAAAGATTTGGTATTAAGAGATAAAGTGTGTGCCGCTGAAATATGGGAAGAAGCTTTAAAAATGGATATTAGATACCTAAAAAAGAGCGACAGCATTGAGATTAATAAGATTTTATCAACACTATTTAAGTGGGAAAAGATAAAACAAGCCTCTAGGTTTGGAAAATATGGAGTTCAAAAAGGTTTCAGAAGAAAAATATAAAGCTAAAAATTTTGAAACTTTCTAAGTGTAACTTTTTTAAAATGTAACTTTCTATAAAAAATGCTTGTAACTCTCTTTTTTGATGTTACACAGAAAGTTACACAGAAAGTTTCATAAAAAAACATTGATACT